CCTTCCGTTCTTAAGAGTTGGAAGTGCCGCACAAGTGCGGCGAGAGATAATGAGCAACCCAGCCCGTAAACGGGCTTGGGTACGCAATCCAGCCTAAGGGCTGGACGGGCGGCCCCACAGGGGCCGCCGCCGAAGCTGCTTTGCACCGTTCGGTTGCCTTGCTCTGCGCGCAATGCGCGCGACGCCCAGCCAGCGCGAGCGGGGCTAACGGCCAGGCCGTGCTAACTGGCAATGAGGGCGTGAGAGAGTTATGCGGCCCAGACGGGCCTTGTCCGCAGTCAAGAAGAATGACGGTTTCCACGCGCAAGCGCGCGGAGCCTCCGCAATTCTTCTGGACTTTGCGGGTGTCAGGGGGTCTTTCATCGCATTCGGGAGAAAATGAATTTTCTCTCGAAAGCAATGTAGCCCCCTGACGTTCTTAGATTATTTGAGAAGTAGGGTAGGCATGAGGTAAACGGGCTTGTCGGTCTCCACATTCGGGTATTCCCGCCAATCCGTTAATTCAACGTGGGCGCTATCCCATCCCCAATCATGCCCAAAGGTCAGATCGAGGTTCATGGTTTGCGCCACGTTTTTGCCTTGTCGAATGAGGAAATCCCATTCGGGGTCTGTCATGTTCCAACCGTAGACGCTGTGACAGAAGTCCAACGCGCAGCCCCGAGGGTGCGGCGCGGAGCGTCCCTTAAGTTGGGACAGACCGTCATAGTAATATTCGGTTTGTTGCGCAGGGGTCCGATAGGCGTGCACCGCAAAGAGCGGGATACCGTAGGCACGCCTCATTTTCATATAAAAGCGGCCCCAAAATTCACGAAGCTTAGGGTCAACGTGTTGCCAATCGGCACGGTGACCCTGGCGAAGATGCACCTCAGACGTAAAGTATTCCTTATCGCGGCGCAGCCGCTTTGCGGGTGCTAAATCGCTGATGGGAATAGAAAGAGTGCGATCTTCGGAAGATGCTTCTTTGTTGCGCTGAAATGCCCTGGCACGGTCCATAAGTGACCGCACTGTTTCGCACACGTGTTTCATTGGTTTTCCCTTGTGTGAAAGTAAGGCGGGGCCGAAGCCCCGCCAGGTCTTGCGACCGTTTAGACGATCAAGATCACTTGTCGTCTGTTGTCGGATCCGGTTCCGCAACCGGTTCCGGTTCCGGTTCGGGATCCGGTTCGGGAGCCGGCTCGGTAACATCGTTCTGTGGCGAACGCGAGGCGGCACGAAGCCAAGCCATCCGTTCGGCACGCAGTTCGAGCAGTGCCCGACGAACCTCACGAGTGGTCCCGCTTTCAGCCCCAGGGAGGGCCTTATCGGGGTTCGTGAGAGTTGGTTCCGTGTCATTCTTGAGAATGTTCGGGAACGGGTTGAAGAGGAAGGCACGAGACCCCTTCTTGGCCTCGACCTTTACACGGTCGAAGTTGCCGCTTGCGGACACGCAGGGGCCGACGCCCACGAGGGCGTCAACGCCACCGCGTTCAAGGTAGACCGCAGCATAGGGGTCAGAGCATTTGACATGAACGCGCCCGCGAGGCGCGTCCTGCCATTCGGCAAGGTCAATCTCTTGCCAGTGGTTCGGATCGAAGCGTTTCATTAGCTAGCTACCTCCAGGTAGTCGGAATTATCCTCATGGAGGACATCACCGATTTGAGTGAGACCGGACACAACGACGTTATGTCGGCAGGCGATTTCCGCAGCATCCCCAAGGGTATCCGCGAAAATGTTGTGTGGAAGGTCGGACGGGCAGAGCCAGTGATCCGAGGTAAACCCAGGATCAACAACGTCCGCTTGCCAGATGGCCGAACGCTGTTCGGTCCACGGCGTGCCGGGCGTTGCCTGGTAGAAGTCACCGCCGAGGCGAGTGTATTCCCGGTTCCAAACATCGTTCATAGGTTCGTAACCAAACAGCCCGCTAGGCGTGGTGTGTTTGGCATCAACCCGACGGTTTAGCACCTGGTCGACAGGTTCGGTCCGCTGAATGTCCCGAAGGGCATCAGGGAACTCAGAGGTCGATGTCATGTGCAACACGTCGTCGTTTTGACGCTCGTAAAGCCGTTCCGGCACAATCTCGCAAACGATGAAGATATAGCCGCCAACGTCCTGCTTAGGGACGTTGATCGAAAGCGATGCAGACGCCTGGCCTTCGGTAGTCGAGGCATTGAGGTCGGCGGAATCGGTCGAATGACGTTCGACCATGCCGACGGGAACGCGCTTGCTGTCAAGCAGCCACGGGCGTTTGAACATCATTTCGGGCACAGAAAAGCCCTGCATTAACTCCGCCACTATTGTGGAATCGTTGTCAAAACCCGTTGCGTCATTGCCGTTGTACGCGGCACGCAACTTAGCGAAAGCCTGGGTGGTGCGCGCCTTGTCGATATCGGCCAGGGACGTGCCGATGCTCGAACCGACGATGTCGGCAAACAGCGCGTTAGCGGCGTCATAGGTGAAATCGCCGCCGGAGCCATAGAAGATTTTCGCTCCGTCAGTTGCGTCGTACCGAATACCGCCTGTCGGAATAGCAGAGGTGCCCGGTTTCGGATCGCCATAGGTAATCGGCACACGACCTTGCGTAACGTCGAGATCAAGATCTCCGACGACAAGAGCGCGTTCGTAATCGGGAACGATCCGCGAAAGCCGAGAGGAAGGCCAGAACGCACGCGCAAGGGCGGTAGCGTTGGCCAAGTTTTCGGTGGCGTAGTCGCGGCGCGTTAGTTTCGAGGTGTGCGCCGATTGCCGGAAGTTGTGGATAAGGTTGTAGCCGTCGATGATATCGGTGTTGATATCGCGACCATCGAGGTGAATGCCAAGGGTCTGGTACAACTCGGAACCGGCAACCGTGGTCAAGTCTGCCCCGGTGAGGGTGTTGAAGAAAGCCGGGGGTGTCCGGTCGGCAGCGCCGAGCGCCTTGATGTCTGCACCCTGATAGGAATGCATGAATTCATCATAGCCGCTGAATTGCGGGTAAGCCGACTTGGGTACGAACCAAGCTTGCAGGTTTACCGTTGCCTGATTGAGAAGCGGGCGGGGCATCGGAGCCAGGTCTACCTGAACGGCGACCATGCCCGAAGCGCTATCGCCCCGAAGCAACGGAATATAGTTGAGCGGGATGACTTTCCCGGCTCGGCCGGAAGTCATCATTACGCCCGCATCGGCGCGACGTGTGCGGCCGAAGTTAACGGGCGTTGAGGATTGACGTACTTGCATGTTTTTAAATCCTAGTTGAGTGAGAGAGGAGCGTAGACGGGTTGCCCCGCGGTTGCTCCAAGGAAGAAGTCGAAATCATCAGGGCGCGGGAAGGCTTTCCCGCCTGTTTTTTCTCCTTTTTTTGGAAGAGTGGTAATGTTGTCGATAACATTTTCGATGCCATCGGCAGTTGCACGAGCGCGCGAGCGCTGACCTTGCGTCATCGTATTGCGCATATAGATCTCGGCCAGGTTCGGCAACATGGTGCCGTCCCGTGCCCAAGACCAGATATCGCCCTCGAATTCAACGGGCGCATCAGGGTTAGCACTCGTCATGCCGTCGGTACGCATAACGGTAGTGGGGTCGTCTATGGCCGGGGCTTCCGGCGCATAGGCGCTATCGAACCATGACGCATCGGACGGGTTCGTGATCTTGGGGTTTGCCCCGCGAACCGCGCCGATGGTCGGATCGCTCACAGTGGCGCGAACGATAGGGCCAGCTCCACCAGCCTTCAACTGATCGAGTTGAATACGCGCCATTTCATCGGCGACGTCTTGGCGGTCGCGGGCCCGTTGATCTTCGCCGGTAAGGATCGAGGACACGTCTTTGGCGAAATTCGCCATGGACGTGGGCGAGATCAGCGGAGCCACCCCGGAGGGGAGGCCGGAGAACGCGTTGAGGCCGCCGCCCATAAGGGCGGTGAGCGGATTGAAACCGCCAGCTTCCGCAGAACTACGCAATCGGGAAAATTGCGTGGCACCGTCCTGAAGCGCAGCAGCGCGAGCGGATTTTGCCTGTTTGTTGCCGATGAAACCTTGCAGCGCCACAGGCGCTAACGCAGTTAACAGCGACCCGCCTAACGACGTGGCCGCTGTGCCAGCAGCGGCGGCAGTGCCGCCGATGCCTAGAGCACTTCCGATTGCTCCGAAAACGGGAGCAAGGAAGTTGAGAAACCCACAGGTGGTTTTCTGCTGCTGAACCAGATCCTCAATGATCGTGGTCCCGATCTTCATGAAGCCGATCGAGTTCATCAGATAACCCTCCGAATAACGAGATCCATAATGACCCCAGCCACGATAGGAATAGCAGCAACGAGCACTTGAACATCGCCCGAAGCAACGCCTTGCGCCGCCAGCCAGGTTCCCGCAGCCGTGCCAATGCGGTGAGCAATCGGGCGAACAATGCCGTCAAGAAAGCCGATCATTGCCCACCTCCGGGGATAGACCCGACGACCGCGAACCAAAGGATCACGGCGACGATAGTGACAGGGTCCACCCGGAGGTGGGTGCGACGAGGCTGATTGAGCCAAGCGATCACAAAGAGGATCGTGGCCATAGCGAGAAAGTACATTTCATTTCCTTCCGCAGTGGGGGACGAATTGTCTCCCGTTTCCGTTGCCGCGCCCGGAACCGGGTCGCGGCTTGCACTTGCGTCGCACCATGGGCGAACGCTCGTTGTTTGGGCGATCCTGCGGCAGCCTCGAGGCTGCCATAACGGTAACGCCCTTTTTTTGGAGGACCGCCGTTGTATCGAACCGGTGGCCGGGTTCGTAAGTCTCCGGCAGGCCCTCTTTTTGCTTGTCGGTTTTCGACAAAGTGAGTTGAGGAACGACTACCGCCGCTTTTCGTCTTGCGATGGCGGCGGGGGTTGCGGCTCGACCGTTGGTAGTTGGTTCATCTCGGCGATTGCGGCCAGTCTTATCGCTTGAACCTCTCTTGCGAGCCATGTGTTAAACTCCGTTGGTTGGTAGTCCGATTGAAAATCGTTGGATACCCAAGTATCGACCACGTCGTTCCTCGTCCTGTCAAGCTCTTCTTTGAACGCCGCCATATCTGCGGCGGCGTTATATCTCCGCAATGCGTCGTGTTTTTCGAGCTTGAGCAGGGTTTTCCGTGCCCATTCATTCAATCGTTCGGGGCGCCAGGTCCCCACCTCAATCATTCGGTCACGGACGGCGCGCATAAATTCGCGCCTTGTTGCGCCCGTCATCATGTAACGACGGTCGCTCGATGCTCCGGGCGGGCGATAGTTGAAGTCATTAGGCATGACGGCCAACTCAGCGAGTTTTTTCGCCCTTTCTTGGATGTAAATCCAACCGAGCATAGGTTTTTTGGACATGCTCAGCCAGCTTTCGGAGCATTCTTTATCAAGAGCATCCTTGAGCATGTACTTGCACACGTATCTGACGGACTTTTCGGAACCCGACCAGTCGGCCCAAATGTGACCATGGGGCCAAGCGTCGATCCATGTGCGTTTGTGCTGTGGTATCTCAGGCGGGTCGGAGTAGCCAAACAGGAGGCAATGGAAATGTGCCCGGCCTTTTTTGCCAACCTCCCCGGCCACGAGATACCGCACAACGTGGCCCCTCTTGCGAAGTGAGCGGATAAAATCCTGAAAATGTCGAGGTGTTATGTACTTTTCCGCGTCATCCGTCCGGTTGCGGTAGGTAAGGGTAAGGGTCAGGGTCCAGCGCGCATGGTGCGCCTCGCAGAGCGAGCGCCCGACAAAGTCGTTCATGCGGCGACTGGAACACTGCCAACATTTCCCGCAGGGGACGTATTCGCGTTCGTACTTGGGGCCTCGAAGCACCCAAACTTGTTTGTGGTTGATGCACATTCGGAAGAGGGACCACTAATAGGAATATAAATCAAGGGGGGAGGTCGCCGCCCGCCCGAAAATTTCGGGGCGGGCGGCGCTGCGCGCAACAAGTTGCTTGCTTTTGAGGGGCACGAGATCAGCGCGAGCGGGGCTAACGGCCAAGCCGTGCTAACTGATTTGGTGCCCTGTAGAGTTATGCGGGCCAGACGGCCCTTGTCCGCAGTAAAGGAAAATAACGGTTTCCACGCCCAAGGGCGCGGAGCCTCCGTCATTTTCCTTGACTTTGCGGGTTCCCGTGGGTCTTTCATCGCATTCGGGAGAAAATGAGATTTTCTCACGAAAGCAATGTAGCCCACGGGAGTTGAAACAATGGTTTCAGTTTTGTTTGCGCGGCAGAGGTCGGTCTATAAAGACCTAGGCTGTGATGTGTGGGACGCAGATCGAGACGCCAGGTTGTACCTAGGCTCAGGACCGATCATTGCTCATCCGCCGTGCCGCGCTTGGGGGAGGTATGCAGCGAAGGCGAAAGCCAGCGCTGCGGAGAAAGAGTTAGCCTTATGGGCTCTCACGATGGTGAGGTGTTTCGGGGGAGTGCTCGAGCACCCGGCAAGTAGCCAGCTGTGGAAGCACTTAAGAGAGGAAGATCACACGGTAATCGTGGATCAAATTTGGTGGGGACACCGGGCGCAAAAGCGAACCCGGTTGTTTGTCAGCCAGGTCAAGTTGGCGGTAATGCCGCTAAGACTGGATTACCCCGAAACGAATGTTGAAAATATGGGACGCGCAGAGCGCGAAGCCACGCCGCGAGATTTTGCGGCGTGGCTGGTGGAGAGTTGCCTTACGACTTCAAAAGAAGCGTAGGCATGATACGAACCGGTTTACCGGGTTCGAGGTTGTCGTGTTGACGCCAAGCCGTGAGTTCAATGTGGGCGCTATCCCAACCCCAATCATGCCCAAAGGTCAGATCGAGGTTCATGGTATCCGCCACAATTTTAGCTTGCCGAATGAGGAAATCCCATTCGGCTTCGGTAATGTTCCAACCGTAAACGCTGTGAATGAAATCTATCGCGCACCCTCGAGGGTGCGGGGCAGCGCGCCCTTTAAGTTGGGAAGCACCTTCAAAGAAGTATTCGGTCTGTTGTTGCGGGGTCCGGTAAGCTTGAACGCAGAAAAGCGGGATACCGTAGGCTCGCCGCATTTTCTGATAGAAACGGGCCCAGAATAGCCGCAACGACGGGTCGACATGTTGCCAGTCCGCCCGATGACCCTGCCGAAGATGCACTTCGGACGTAAAATATTCTGTGTCGCGGCGGAGGCGCTTGGCGGGAGCCAGATCCCTGATGGGGATCGAGAGCGTCCTATCCTCGACAGGTGCTGCTTTGTTGCGTTGAAATGCTTTTGCACGCTCCATGAGGGATCGCACGGTTTCGCAAACGTGTTTCATGGTTTTTACCTTGTGGGAAAGTAAGGCGGGGCCGAAGCCCCGCCAGGTCTTGCGACCGTTTAGACGATCAAGATCACTTGTCGTCAGTTGGTTCCGGTTCCGGTTCCGGTTCGGGTTCCGGTTCCGGTTCGGGTTGGGGCTCGATCACGTCATTCTGTGGCGAACGCGCGGCGGCGCGTAGCCACGCCATGCGCTCTGCACGAAGTTCAAGAAGAGCCCGACGAACCTCACGAGTTGTCCCGCTTTCGGCACCGGGAAGGGCCTTGTCGGGATTGGTGAGGGTTGGTTCCGTATCATTCTTGAGAATGTTCGGGAACGGGTTGAAGAGGAAGGCACGAGACCCCTTTTTGGCCTCGACCTTGACGCGGTCGAAATTGCCGCTTGCGGCGACGCACGGGCCGACGCCAACAAGGGCATCGACCGTGGAGCGCTCCAGATAAACAGCGGCGTAGGGGTCGGAGCATTTGACATGCACGCGACCTCGAGGGGCGTCTTGCCATTCGGCCAGGTCGATCTCCTGCCAATGGTTAGGGTCGAAACGTTTCATTAGCTAGCTACCTCCAAATAGTCGGAGTTATCCTCATGGAGGACGTCACCGATTTGAGTGAGACCGGACACAACGACATTGTGCCGGCAGGCGATTTCCGCAGCGTCCCCGAGGGTATCCGCGAAAATGTTGTGTGGAAGATCGGACGGGCAGAGCCAGTGATCCGAGGTAAAGCCCGGATCAACAACGTCCGCTTGCCAAATGGCCGACCGTTGTTCGGTCCATGGCGTACCGGGCGTTGCCTGATAGAAGTCGCCGCCGAGCCGTGTGTATTCACGGTTCCACACGTCATTCATCGGCTCATAGCCAAACAAGCCAGATGGCGTGGTGTGCTTGGCATCGACCCGACGGTTGAGCACTTGATCCACGGGTTCGGTGCGTTGGACGTCGCGCAGCGCGTCCGGGAACTCCGAGGTTGCGGTCATGTGCAACACGTCATCATTTTGACGTTCGTAAAGACGTTCGGGGACGATCTCACAAACGATGATGATGTATCCGCCAACGTCCTGTTTCGGGACGTTAAGTGAGAGCGAGGCGGATGCTTGGCCCTCGGTGGTGGACGCGTTGAGGTCGGCGCTATCGGTCGAATGACGTTCGACCATGCCGACGGGAACGCGCTTGCTGTCAAGCAGCCAAAGCCGCTTGAACATCATCTCGGGCACGGCAAAGCCCTGCATCAATTCGGCCACGATTGTGGCGTCATTGTCGAAGCCGGTGGCGTCATTGCCGTTGTAGGCGGCGCGCAGCTTGGCAAATGCCTGCGTGGTGCGCGCCTTGTCGATATCGGCAAGCGAGGTGCCGATGGAAGAACCGACGATATCGGCAAAGAGCGCGTTGGCGGCGTCATAGGTGAAATCGCCGCCGGAGCCATAGAAGATTTTCGCTCCGTCAGTTGCGTCGTACCGAATACCGCCTGTCGGAA